ATGAACGCCGAAGACACCCTCACCTACTGGGCCGCCTACATGCGCGCCCAACACTGCACTGAACGCACCATCCGCGAACGGATGATCTTCATGCGCTCCGTCCTCCGCCACACCCAAGCCGAGAACTTCGACCAGATCACCAAGCCGCAGCTCATCACCTTCCTCGGCCGCCCCGACCTCACCGGCCGCACCAAACAGAACTACCGCTCCGCCCTCCACACGTTCTTCACCTGGATGCAAGACGAAGGCCTACGCCTCGACAACCCCGCCGCACGCCTCCCCCGCCCCCGCGTCGAATACCGCGAACCCAACCCCGTCAGCACCGAGAACATCCAGACCCTGCTGACCTCAGGCATCCGCGGCCGCACCGTCATGATGGTCCTCCTCGCCGCCTACCAAGGCATGCGCGCCTCCGAGATCGCCGCCGTCCACGGCTCCGACATCGACCTCACCGCCGACACCATCACCGTCCGCGAAGGCAAAGGCCGCACCACCATCACCCGCCCGCTACACCCGCTCGTGCGCAACCTCGCCATCGCCGAGTCCTACCCGACCGACAGCTGGTGGTTCCCCGGCCTCATCGACGGCGAACACGTGCGCGGCAAATCGGTCTCGAGCACGCTCAACGCTGCGTTCCGCCGCGCCGGCATCACCGGCCACCGTGCGCACGACATGCGCAAATGGATGGGCACCACCCTGCTCGAGCTCGGCGCTGACGGTATCGACGTCCAGCATGCACTCCGGCACCGCGACCAGCAGACCATCCACGTGTATGTCCGGCCCGGCCAGGATCGCCTCAGAACGGTGATCGAGGGCCTTCCCAGAGTGCACGTCCCCATGAGCCCAGAGGCGGCCGCACGCCGCCGCACGCGACCACCCAACCGGGTAACCTGACGGTCGAGCCCCCGTAGCTCAATGGATAGAGCATCGGCCTTCTAATCCGGTGGTTGCAGGTTCGAATCCTGCCGGGGGCGCAGACCTGAAGGTGACCAAAAAGTCACCCAAGGAGTCACCACCATGAAGCTGTTCAGCAAGATCATCAGCGGCATCGGCCTGGTCACGCTCGTGATCATGGGTATCGCCGCACTGTTCCTCACCGGGTACGCTCTGCAGCTCAGCGGCTGGGGGTGGGTCGCGATCGTCGCGATCTTCGGTCTGGTCGGCTACTGCCTGTACGACATCCTCCGGGACGAGAAGAGCAAGTAGCCGGGCTACCGGCCGTCGGCGAGCAGCGCGGCCACGAGCGGTGCCGCCAGCGCCAGGTAGCCGAGCGCCACACCCCAGACCGCCATGCCGCGGCCGCGCCGCTCTGCCCGCTTGATCGTCGACAGTGCGACGTGGCCGAGCACGACAGCGATCAGGGCGGGCACGCCCACGACGATGAGGTAGAGGAGAACGGCGAGGAAGCCGCCTGAGCGGATCAGGAGCGCCAGGAGCGCGGGGAGTGTCGTGAGGAGTCCGAGGATCAGCGAGGCGATCGCGAGGCCGCTCACGGGCGGCAGTGGGGTGCGGGCGGGGAAGTAGTCGCGGGCCAGGCGGTCGGCGTTGCTCACCTGTGGAGTATCCCAGCCGTGGCCGCGCTGAGTCGAGAAGCTCTCTGCATGGATGACCTCGCGTTCGCTGCCGACCCGAACTGCCCGCAGTGCCTCGAACGGATGCAGCTCGTGGTCAGCGGCTGGTGGTGCCCTCACTGCCGCATCGCGTCCGGCCCCGCGCATGCAGAAACGGCCCCGAGCTCCCACCCGTAAGGGTGAAGCTCGGGGCCGTCCTAATGCCCTGCCTACTGGCAGGACTCACACTGCAGATCGTCCATCGGGTCGACCGGCACCTCATAGCCGGCGACCTGCTCGCCGCCCATCACTCGGACGAAAGAGAGCCGAGGCCGGTCTGGGCCGGGGACTGATATCCCAGGCGACCCAGCCACGCGTTCACCGCCGGGATCGCCATCACGCGGGCGATCGCACCAGCGATGGCGCCCGCGGTGCCGACGATGCCGAGCAGCCACAGGTAGGCGTGTTCGGGCAGCACGTCCCGGAGTGCTTCGAGGATCTCCGGTGCGATCGCGGCGAACGCGAGGAACGCGCTGACGAGGGCGAACGTGACGCCGAGGATGTTCTGCAGGATGGTGCGGGCCGTGGCAACCCACGGTGCGGTGATCGGGTTCATGGTGACCTCCTAGGTCGTCGGTGGGTGGTCGCGCAGCTGCTGCAGCTGCAGGGTGTGGATCGCCTTGCCCTGTTCGGCTTGGGCGTCGGCGAGACGGCCGACGTCGCGGCGGATGCCGCTCATGTCGGAGGCGAGACGGTCGGCGCGCTTCTCGAAGGTCGACCGCAGCTCGTCCGTGGCCTTCATCGCCTCTGCGTGCTGCCGGTCGAGCTGATCTCGGACATGCTCAGAGTGGCCGTTCGTGATCTCCTTCTTCGCCTGCACGGCCGCGCTCTCCGCGCGCTTCGCTGAACGCCGCGTGCTGATCACCGCCGGGAGGACTGCGGCGAGCACGATGCCGACTGTCGCGATGGTCTGCAGCAGGAGAGGTTCGAGGTGCTCCCAGGTCACGCCCCGGTCCCCCGCTGGTCGTTCACGATCGCTGCCCGGGCGGCCTGCCCGTTCTGCACGGCCGTGGGCACCGCGTCCAGGCGGTCCTGAATCTGCGCGAGCTGCGGGCGCACATCGACGCCTGAAGGGTTCACGAGCGCGGCGAGGTCTGCCAGAAGGCGAGCGCGGCGTGCGTCGACGCGGGCGATCTCGGCCGTGACCTGCTCGTGCGTGACCGCCTCCGACTGGAAGCCCAGAACGGCGGTGATGCCCTCGGCCGTCTTGCGGTCCTTGCCGATGCGGTCGACGGTGAACTCCCCCGTCAGGAACCACTGGTCCTTGCTCGCGCCTGAGGTCGACTTCATCCAAGCCATGTGCGTCTCTTCCTATCCGTCGTGTCCGAAGGGGGTTGGGAGGTGTCCGGAATGTCGGCGCGAAACCAAGAATCAGGATCAACACGCACCCACGTTCCACTGAGCAGCCGCCACACCTCAAAGTGCAGGTGAATGGTGCCGTTCGTTTTGCCGGTGTTGCCCATCGACCCCACATACTGGCCTGCCGCAACCTTCTGCCCGACGCGGAACTTTGACGTGACACCGTTGAAGTAGTGGTTGTAGGCGGTGCGGAAACCGGGCGCGTGCTCAACCCAAATCCGGTTCCCGTACCCGTTGTTGTACCCGGCGTAGTCCTCCACGAGCACGACGGTGCCGGGTGCGGCAAAGTAGGTGCGGCGAGACTTGATCGGATGCAGTTTGTACCATCCCCAGTCGCGGCCCCGATGGTTCGGCCATGCCATCCACCCAAACTCAGTCCACCCGTCCGGGGCAGGGCTTTGGAGTTTCACGGCGAGTTACCCCCATGCGTTAGAAAAGCCCGCACCTGATCGGACTTTTGAGTTGGCGCGTGCCCCCACGTCGCACCCTTGAAAAGGCACAACGTGGGGACACCGCTGCTACCGGGCTGGTGACGACGAGAGCGTTCAAGGCCGTGGCCTCTAGAGCGACCAACTCAGCTCTCTCCCGGCGCGCTCGAGTTGCCTCGAGGTGTGTGAGCGCGTGCGCTAGGTCTTGATGACGCAGTTGAAGACGATGTACGGCGACAGGGTGCTGACCGTCGACGAATCGGTGTCGCCGTCAAGGGGCGTGGCGAGTGTCGACGTCGAAGTCGACGTGCCGAGGCTGGCGGGGTTGCCGGTGAAGTCTGCAGTCCATGTCGGCACGGCGCGGGATGCGACAGGCGGGTCATGCGCGTCGCCTCGTGTACCGCCACGCCGACGCGAAGGCACGCACGGCGTTCCCGGAGGGGTTCCAGCGGAGCTTGATGTCGGTCGCGGTGGATGCCGGCAGGGAGACCGAGGCGCGCTGGGTGATCACTCGCGAGCTGCCCGCCGCCGCGACGGAGGCCGCCCACTCGATGTTGCCCGACATGTCCTGATCGAGAGTGCCCGCCGTCGTGTTGAAGCCGAGGTTCACGCTTCGGGCTGACGGCGGCGACGCGGTGAGGTCGACGATGCACATCGTCTCCAGGTCGATCACGGTGGCATAGGGCACGGCCGCGAAGCTCACCACCCCGCTCAGGTCCTGCACTCCACCCGCCCCGGCAGTGACCGACGAGAATCCGAGCCGGCCGCGCTCGAACACGCCGTCGACGTTCACCCACGCCGCCACATCCGCCCGCCACATCTGCAGCAGCCCAGACGCCACCACGTAGCCGAGCGTCCCGTCAGCCACCACCGCCGCGTTCCGCTCCGCCGTCGTGCGGAACACCAGCACCCCACCCGCCGCAGCAGTGAACGGAGCCGACTGCGTGATCGTCGGACCCGAGTTCGTCGCCGTCACACCAGCAGGCACCGTGATGCGCGCCAGCTCGATCGCGCCCGGGAACGCCGCCAGCGACGGAGCCACCGGCACCGCCGCCGGCGACCCCTGCACCACCCCGATCACCGGATCCGAGTCCACCCCATCCAGGGAGAACTCCCGCTGCCACGCGTACACCACATCGATGCGCGAGTTCGACCCGGGCGCCGCCGTCGTCACCACGTTCACCGTGCCGTCATTGCACAGCAGCACCGTCCCCGCCGCGGCACCCCGCGACAGCGCCGCCGTGAACGGAGCCACGTTGTAGCTCATGCCGGACGTGCCCGTCACGATCGCCGTGACACCGTCGAAGAACAAGCCCGGACGGATCAGGTTCGACCCGGCCCCCTGCTTCGCCAGCAGACCCGACTGGGCCAGCTTGTGGTCCAGCGGCGTGACCGTGCCCGCCGCGTTCCCTGTGGTCCCGAGACCTCGAGTGATCGCCATGCCGTCCTCCAACGGTGAGAAGAGAGTGAGATGAAGATGAGAGGTCTCTCATCTGAGAGGGCCTCGTCGGCCGGTCAGGAGCGGATCTTGTGCGACGCCACGACCCACAGCGACGCCTGGTTCGACCCGTCGGCCGACCACGCACCACCGTCCGCGCGCACGAGCAGGCGGAACGTGATCGTCTCCCCCGCCTGCGTCGTCACATCCGCGGCGTAGCCCGTCGTCGCCGACCCCCACGCAGACGCCGCGACCTGCACCGGCTGCGGGTTGCCCTGGCCGAGGCCGAACACCGACCCTTCGACCTCGACCTGCGCATACAGGAAGTCCGTCACACCGCGCGAGTTGCGGGCAAACACCTGCCCGCCCAGCAGAAAGTTCGTGCGGCACTTGTACGGCGGGCACGTGTACGGAATCGTCACCACCGTCGCAAAGCCCGTGCCGACACCGAACCCGGACGCGTCCTCACGCTCCGACTCGTCCTCCAGCACGATCTGCGTACCGCTCGGCCGCTCCAGCTCGTCCAGCCGCCGCGTCATGTCGCGCATCTGCCTGATCAGCTCGGCGTAGTCGCCAGATGCAGGTGTCTCGTAGCCGCCCGACATCAGACCACCTCCGGCTGGAACTTCACGGTCACCTTCCGCCCCTCGGCATCGCCCGACCGGGCGACGATCCGCATCCGCTTCGGCGGGTCGATCGGCCCGTGATACAGGTCGTCGACGACGCGCACCAGCGCGAAGTCACCCACCGTGTACCCCGACAGGAACGGCCGCTCCGACGTCTCGTGCGCGAACTCCCACGTCTCCGTCTGCGACGCCGACCGCAACCGCAGCTCCTCCGCGAACGCGTCGATCGTCGCCTGCTCCGACACCGTCGACCGCGACGAATCCACTAGCTCCAACACCGGATAGCCGGCATCCAGAAGCGCCTGGTTCACACCCTCACCGACGATCGCCTCGTTCGCGCCACGACCCGCGGCCGCGTACACATGCGTCGCCACACCCCGGCCCGACACCGTCGTCTTGAACGACGACACCGGCGACTTCGGAGCGCCGATCGTGAACGTCGGCTCCACAGCCGAAAACAGCAGCGGCTGCGTCGGCGTGCCGATCCGCATCACCCACTCCACGCCCAGCCGGTCCGTGGTGAGGCGCGGCTCAAACCGCACATCCGGGCCACCCTCGACCGCGGTCAGATCGCGCAGCGCCTGCCCCACCGTCGACAGGTCGACCCCACGGTAGACGCGCTCTGACGTGCCAGCGATCGACGCCGGCAGGATCACCGGCACGTTCCCGCCCGTCCACGCCTGCGCCTGCGCCACCAGCGCTCGAGCGATGCCCTGCAGCGACGTGCGCGTGTCCGTCGGCCACGGCCCCGCCGGGTCGATCGACGCCGGCGCGAACCGCGTGTCCGTCGTCGGGTCCGTCGGCGAGCGGCCCGCGAGCACCGGCAGGATGCGCCGCTGATCGAAGTACGACCACATCCCCGCGGCCGACAGCGTGAGACGGCCCAGGTCGGCGTCGTACGAGTGCAGCCAGATCGGGCCTGCCTGTAGCACCAGGTCTCCGTCGACGGCGGCGAGGAACGCCTTGCCAGGCTTCGCGGACTCCTTCAGGCCGAGGCGCTGCACATCCGGGTCCCGGAGCGACACCGTGCACGACACGGTGCCGGCGTCGTTGAGCACGTCATCCCAGGGGCCCGCGAGCGCCGGGACGGTCTGGATGCGGCGACCGGTGCGCAGGTCGCCGATGATGTACGTCGTCACCAGTAGCCGTCCGAGATCGTCACGGTCATGAGGGGCGTGCCGGTCGCCGCGCCGATGGCGTTGAACTGCACGTCGAATGCTGCGCCAGGGGGCACGTCGAAGAACTCGCCGCGGGTCAGGTAGGTCGACCCGTCCGACGTCCCGTCGATGATGACGGCGCCCGAAGCGAAGTCGATCTCCACCCAGCTGCCCAGCGGCACGACGCGGTCGTAGCGGACGACCTGGCCTGTGTCGAGGCGCTGGATGAAGAATCCGCTGGCGAGGCCGCCGTCGACACGAACGTGCGGCCACACGTCAGCCGTGCCCGCGTTGGTGAGTTGCACGCGGCCGAGGTTCCCGTTCGCCCCGTAGTCGAGCTGCCCTGCCGGGTCGAAGAGGTTGTACGCCAGGCCGCCACCCGCGGTCGGCAGGCCCGTCACCAACTGACGGGACGGCCCGTACTTGACCGGGTCGTAGGCAATGAAGCGCGCCGTCACTCGAGCGACCTTGTCCGTCTCCGGCTCGATCTCGATCGCGCCCGACACCGACGCCATCACCGACAGCGTGCCGACGTTGTCCGTCACCGAGATCTCGAACGGGCGCCCATCGGACTGCACCGCGGAGAACGCACGCCACAGGTCAGCCTGAGCCTGCTGCGCCGTCGCCCCCACCAGCGCACCCTCGAACCGCAGCGGCCGCGCCGACCGGAACGCCCGAGAAACGCCGAAGGCGCCGTCGGCTGCAGGACGGTCCACAGCGTCATCCCTGATGGGAGCGCCCGAGTACCAACCCTGCAGTCGACGGCAGACCCACCCAGAGGCGGGGTAAGACGGCTTCGCCTCAAACACGAGCCCGTCGATCGTGACCGTGATCATCCGTTGACCCTCAGCCTCTCGTCGAGTTCCTGCATGACCATCGCGGCCGCGGCGTACGGGTCCGGAGACATCAGCTGGATCGTCGTCGACGAGGAACTTGAGGACGACGACCCGCCAGCGCCGCCGGCGTTCATGGAGGTTGCGACAGGTATGACACCGGCCAACATCGACGCCGCAGTCGCGACAGACGATTGCCGGTCTCGCATGCCCAACACGAGCCCATCCCCGTAGAACTGGCCGAACTCACGCGCGACCTTCGACGGCGAGTTGGTCTCGAGTGTGAGCTGCGTTTGCTTCTTCACCTCGTTCGCAAGGTTCGATGCAGCGCGACCCACACGGCCCCTCGCGGCGTTCAGGCCCGCTTCAAGTCCATCGCCAACGCTCTGCCCGAGGTCGAATGCGCCGCCACCGCCGCGGCGCCCATTACGTTCCGCCTCCTCGGCGAACTCGTCGCTGATCGCATCCAATCCACTTCGCGTGGATCGAAGACCTGAACGGAAGCCCTCGTCGATCGACTCCGTCGGGACGAACTCCCCGGGCCCGAAGTAGGTGTCAGGGATGCCGAAGATACGATTCCACTCGCGATCCCAATCGACCGAGAAGTCGAACAGGCCCTCGAGCAGCGGCCCGTACAGGCCTTCCTGAGCGCGGAACTTCAGGCGGTTGAGCTCGGTGTCGTCCGCGAACAGCAGGTCGCCGCCGATGATGTCACCCGCGAGCGCCCAGAACCCAGCGCTGTCGGCGGCAGCGGTCGCCAGGAGACCGCCGATCGGCTCGAGCGCGGCGCCGATGCTCTGGAATCGCTCGATCCAGATCGGCGCCTCGTTCGCGAAGTCCTCGAACCCGCGGATCATGTCCGGCAGCCCGTCGACCCCGAGCTCGATGACATCCTCGAGCACGGGCGCGATGGAGCTGGCGAGGCCCGCCCAGTCGACGTCCTCGAGCGCCGCACCCAGTCGCGGCCCGACGCGGTCGACGATGCCGCCGAGAACCGGCAGCACCTGATCGTTCGCGACCGTCACCAAGCTGAGGAACCCCGGGATGAGGTACTCGCCGAGCTTTGTCTGGGACTCCTCCAGTGCGACCGCGAGGTCACGCTGCTGTCGGGCGAGCTCACCCGACGTGTTCGACGCGTCACCCTGCACCGCGGCGGTCTGCTCGAGCAGAAGACCCCAGCGGGCCTGCACCTTCTCGTTCTCTGTCAACTCGCGGCCAGCAGCAGCAATGCCGTTCGCGTAGGCGAAGGACTCGACCGCGGCCGCCGACAGGTTCAGCCCGTACCGACGCAGCGGCTCTGTCTCACCGGCAAGCCCGGACTGGAACAGCTGCAGCGCCTCCGCCACGTCGAGGTTGTACACCGATGCGAAGTCAGCACCACGCGTGGTGAGCTCGTCGATGAACCCGACAGGGTTGTCACGGCGCACCACCCGCGCGAAGGCCGAGAACTGAGTCGCGGTCTGCAGGAACGCGCGCCGAGTAAGCGCAAGGTTCGCCGGAGCATCCTTCGCCAGCGACTCCAGCTGCGCGCCGAGCTCGTCGCCGAACGTAACCCGTGCCGCGTTGGTCGCCTCAGCGAGGTCGCTCGCCAGCTGAATGCCCTCGAAACCGAACTGCACGCCCGCCTGCACGCCCGACACGACACCGCGAAGAGCGGCCTGTCCAACCGAGAACGCGACGTCGGCGAGGAAGTTGCCGGTGAATATCTCGCCCACACGGCGGCGGAAACCACCGCCGAACCCGTCGGCCGCCTGGCCGCCGAAGTTGCCAAACACGCGACCCCAACCGGAGCCGCCGTTCGCGGCCGCCGTCGACGCATCCGCCAGGTCACGCTTCGCCCGCGCGAGGCGCTCGGTGGAGTTCTCCACCGACTCCTGCACGTTCAGCACCTGCCGCTGCGCCGACGCGAGCCGCTCCTGCGCACGCACCACTTGCACCGAGTCGTCGGCATATCGCTTGCGCGCGTCGGCCAGCTGAGCCTCCGCCACCCGCTGCTTGCCGAGCGCGTCCTGCTCCTTCAACCGCACCGCCGACAGCTCGCGGGTCGCCTTCGCGACCTCGTCGGTGGCCTTCTTCAGCGCGTCGGCCGAGACGTTGGCGGCCTGCTTCTTGAAGCCCTCCGCGAAGCCCTTCCCCGCAGTCGTGCCCGCAGCAGAGAATCCCTTCGTGAACCGCTGACCACCCTCACGCGTCGAGTCGTCAACCTCGGCCGTCAGAGCCTTCCGGAAGCCCTTGAACGTCGGGAAGATCGCGACCGCGCCCTGGCCCACCTGAGGAGTCGACACTGTAGGGCCTCCCCTCGAAGATGATCATCGGTCGGCCAGCGCCGACCGTGCGATGAGCTGTTGCGTGAGCGCGTCGCGCTCTTCCTCGGTGACGTCCGCTTGCTCAGGCCATGGCCAGCCCAACGACATCGGCTTCGGCTGCTTATTCGTGTCCCGGTGCACGGCCGCGTAGAGCTCGAGCAGGTGCTGCAGTGTCTGGTTCGTCGTCGACAACGCATACGCCCACCCGCGGACGGAGGCGTGCGACCGCGTGCCCTGCTCGTCGACGAGCTCACGCACCAGATCAAGTGCCTCGCCGAACGTGTACCCGTCGCCGGCGTCGTCGAGGCTCAAGCCGAACCGGTCGCGGAAGTCGAAGCGCAGCGCGGCCCGGTGCTCCTCTAGGACGTCGAGGAGCCGAGCGATTCCCCCAGGCGCGCCCCCTGCCACTGGAACACCGCGGCGATCCACTTCTGCTGCAGCACCACGACGTCGACGTGGTCGAGATCAAGCAGTCGCGTCGACCAGTCGGGCGCGAGCGTGGCCACCGCGATGTCGAACTGGTCCTGCAGCGGCTTGTCCTGCATCTCGCGGATGTGGCGCTCCTTCAGCCGCAGGCTGATCTGAAAAGGGCCCTCCGGGGTCTGGGCTACGAACTGGTCGCCGACGATCATGTGCGGCGGCGGGTCCGTCGGGGCGAGCGCGAAGACGGGCACCTCCAACGGCGCCCGCTTGGGGGCAGGGCTCTTGCCGTTCTTTCTGGACATGGGTTCTCCTGTGGGTGAGTCGTGGGTGTGTGGGTGAAGGCGCCGCCCCGAGCACCCACGAGCTCGAGGCGGCGCCGCTCAGATCAGGAGCCGGATGCTGCGGGCAGCACCCACTCGCCGAAGTGGTTCCCGTTGACCGCCGCGTCGCGGAGGATCTCGAAGACGAGCTGCTGACCGTTCACCTGGCCGCGGTTCGACTGGTCCTCCGTGATGCCCTGCACCTGCACGTTCGGGCAGACGCGGCGGCGGATGGCGCCGTTCTTGAAGATCTCCTCCGTGAAGACCACGTACTTCGTGGCGTGGCCGCCGCCGTCGTACTCGAGGTACCCGTTCACGTCGACCGTCGCGCCGGCGATGAGCTCGCGCACGTTCGTGTTCAGCGCCTCGGCGATCGACACCGTGAGGGTGACGTTCGCGAGGCCGGTGGGGATCGAGTACGAGTCCTGCCAGAACTCGATCGGGTCGCCGTCGGCCGCGTACGCGAACTGCGGGCCGCCGTCGGTCTTCAGCAGGCCGAGCTTCTTGAACGCCGGGTCGAGCACGAGGGGCTCGGCGGCGCCGCCCGAGGGCGTGGGGATGGTCGTCCCGTAGGGGGCGATGCCGATGAAGCCCGTGACCGGGACTCCGACGGCGAGGATGTCGTTGCCGCTGCTGTCTGCAGTCATGGCATCTCCTTCAGGTGTCGTGCCCCGGAGGGGCGATGGTGTGGGTAGGTCAGAGCGGTTCGGGCGTCACCGCGAAGGTGACCGTCGCGAACCGACGCGCGCGGTCCTGCTCCTCCACGACGGAGAACGGGCCATTGCGCTCGAGCACCGCGGACACGGGGTTCCGCGGCGACTGGCCCGGAACATCCGGGCCGGGGATCTGCACGACGAGGGCGAGCACGATGCGGATCAGGTCGTTCGCGTCCTTCGGCGCGAGCTTCGACCCCGCCAACACGGTGAACCCGACCGACCGCTCGCCGGTGACCGCCGACGTCGCCGGTCCCCCGTCGTCGCGGATGACGAGCAGGCGAGCCGGGAACATTCCCGTTGAGGGCTCTTTGTTGTCGACCTCCACGCCGGCGCACACCGGCTCCGGGCGGGCGGCGAGCGCCTGCCGGTACCAGGTGGTGAGGAACAGCTCGAGGTCGGAGTCGATGACGAGCGGGTCAGCCACGGCGCACCTGCTTGTTCTTCTGCAGCGCGCGCACCAGGTTGCCGGTCTTCGACTCGATGAGCATCGTCTTCGGGTCGGTGCCCTCCACAAGGGCGACGACGCGGCGCTGGAACTTCTTCCGCACCACGATGCCCTTGCGGTACTTGCCGGAGTCCACCGGGGCGTTCTCGCGCGCGGTAGCGGCCACCCGGTTCGCCGCCTCGACCGTCACGCTCACCACGCCGGGCGAGCGGCTCAGCTGCTCGAAGAAGGCATTGTTGAACTGCATGTCAGCCCACCACCCTCTCCAGCGGCACCTCGAGCACCGGCCGCCAACCAGTGAAGGGATTCGTCGGAGCGTCGGGAAGCTCGCGCACCTCGAACGTCTCCGAACCGGTGCGGATGCGATCGCCGACCAGCACGTCGGCCGTCGGCGGACAGTAGAGCGACCGGTCAACCTGCAGCTGGTTCCGCGTAGGGTCCGCGACCGCCACCGACGAGGCAGGCCCGACGTAGGCGCCCTCGATCACGATCGACACCGCTGACGACCACGGGCCGGGCTCGGTGCGCGTCGGGTTGTACGGGTCGGGCACCTGAATGCGCCGGTCGCGGTACACGGTCTGCCCGTACGCGAACTTCATCAGGAGCCCCCGACGACGTCACCGCCGACGAGCTCCTCCTCGTCGACGAACGCACGAGCCAGGTTCCCGAACCGCTGGCCGTCCGGCGCCGGCGTGCGCACGGAGCGCACCGTGCCCAGGCCGCAGAGCATGTCGAGCTCCGCGAGCTGCTCGGGCTGGAACCAGGACAGCAGCGCGGCTCGGTCGGAGTAGCGCACGGATGCGCCGGAGATCGCCTGCTGCAGCACCATGCCAGGTCGGTCGAGGCGCGTACGAATGGCATCCGCCGCGGCCGAGGCGAACGCCGGCTTGAGCGCGTCCGTGTAGTGGCTGCCGTACCGCTTGTCGAGGTGCAACACCAGCACAGGGAGCCACGCCTGACCGATGGTGGTCTGTGCACTCGACAGGCCGGGCAGGAAGGGGCTGACGTCGCTCCACACGAGCGTTACGGCCATGAGGGTCCCCTCTCAGTGGGAAGGCCAGCGCGGGGCGCACCCGGAGGAATGGGTGCGCCCCGCCGTGGGATCAGGAACCCGACGCCGGGGTGACGGCGGCCACCGGGACGGCGGTCGCGCCCTCCGCGGTGAGCGTGTTGCCGAGCACGTAGGCGTAGCGGGCCTTGAACCGGAACGCGACCATGTCGCGCTCGGCCAGGTTGATCTGGCCCTCACCGGTGCCGAGGGTCGCCTGGTCGAGGTACTTCACGGTGATGTCCTGGCGGACACCGACCATGACGCGCTCGCGGTCGGCGATCAGCGCGGTCGCCGACGCCGAGTTCCAGGCGCCGTTACGCACCCAGGCTGCGTCGATGCCGATGATCGAGCCCTCGCCGACACCGTCGGGCGCCGACTGGTACAGGCGGCTGCCCTCCGAGTCGCGGAGGTTCGCGAGCTTGAACCGCAGGCCGCGGCGCGACAGGATGACCGACGGGTCGGCACCCGACTGGTCGACGAAGTCGGCCGCCTGGTACAGCGAACCGGCCAGGTCGTCCTCGCCGGGCGTGGCCGACACCTGGAACACCGCGCCCGCGGCGACCGCCGCCGGCAGCAGGCCCGGGCTGACCCAGGTGGTCGGCTTGTTCGTGCCGAACAGGATCGCCTGGTCGAGCTTCTTCCCGATCGCGGTGCCGCCCAGCTGCGTCAGCCGGGTGACGCCGTCCTCGGTCATGTCCTCGAGGGCGTCCTCGTGGATCGGGATGATCACGGCGATCTCCTCGACGACGAACTGGCGGTTGGCCCAGGTCGCCTGCGAGGTCGGCTTCACGCCCGCGGGGTCGGTCGCCGACTCCGAGACCCAGGAGGCCTCGGGCAGGGTCGCGAGCACCGGAGCGTTCGTGATCTTGGTGCCGAGCGGCACCGTGGTGAACGCGGACAGCGACGCCGAGGCGACCTCCGCGCTCTCGAGGAGCACGTTCGTGTACTCCTCCTCGATGAGGGTTGCGACGTCGTCGCGCGAAATGTCGGCCATGATGGCCTCCGTTCTGTGTTGAGAGGTTGAGTGAGGTCGTCAGGCCTCAGCCACGCGCGCCGCGGAGCTGCCGAATGGCGGCTGCCGCCTTGCCCTTCTCGCCAGCCGCAGCAGCGACCTTCACGCCCGGCTTCGGCTCCTGCCGGCCGGGACGCTGACGCTGCTCCGTCTTGACGAGGTGGGGCTTGTCCTTCGCGAGCTGCTCGACGCGCTTCTTCAGCTCGTCGACGTCCAGCTCGTCGTCCTTCTTCGGGAGATCCCCCGACAGCACGCGCAGCACCGCGTCGGCCGGGTCGATGAAGCCGACCGCCGCAGCGATCGACTCGACCCGTCCCTCGGCGATCTGCCGCTCGTACTTCGAGGCGACCTCGGCGCGGGCCTTCGCGGCCGCCTCCTCGATCGCCTTCTCGCTCGGGGTCTTCTTCTCCTCCTCGAGCTGGTCCCACTTCGCCGCCTTCTCCTTGATGGCGTCGAAGCCCTCGAACCGCTTGCGCTCGCGCGCGAGACGGGCCTCGATGATGCGGTCCAGCTCCTCCTGCGACGCGGGCGCCGTGAACGGGCTCGGCTCAGGAGTGGGGTCCGGGGTCGGCTCGAGAGTCGGCTCCGGTGAAGGTGTGGGATCTGACATGGCTGTTGCCTCCGTGAATCCGTCGATGTGACCGCCAGAGGGAGCAGCTGGCGTACCTGCATCCCCGCCCGGGTAGGCGGGTGGGAGTGGACCCCTACTGCTCGATGGCAGGAGGGACGTCGATGGGGGCGATCGCGCGGGCGCTCTGCGCGCCAGCGATCGCGTCGGCCGGCTTCCAGCCCGGCAAGAGACCGAGCAGCATTTCCAGCGGCGGCGGCGACGGGAGCGAGGCGAGCTTCTGGATCGCGTCGGCGGCTTGCGCGAGCGACCGCGAAGACACGTCCGCCCACGACACCTCAGCGTCATCCGGCACATCGACGTTCAGCAGGTCTCCCGCCATGCGCAGCGCGAGCTCGTAGCCCTCACCCAGCGGGTCCTGCAGATCGCCCAGGTGACGGAAGTAACCCGCCTCAGCCGCTGCGATGCCCTCCGCGCTCATGTTCACCATCGCGGCGAACGGCCCGTACGTGGGCGGCACCTGCAGGATCGACAGCATGTGGCGAATGTGCGCCTCGAGTGCCTTCACCACCTGGTCGAGATCGGCCGGCTGGAACGACCCGAAGCGAGCCGTCTCCCCGTTCACGCCGACCGCCTGGATCAGGGTGTCGACCGCGACGCGCACGTTCTCGTCGAGCGCCTCACCGCCCGCCATCCACTTCTGCGGGAACGCGCCGTACCGCTGCACCATCTGCAGAGTGAACGTCGCATCCACGACCCGGTTATAGACCGGCAGGGCAGGCTCGACGATCGAGCGCGGCACGTCATCGTAGGTCGCGCCGATGCGCGCCACCGGCGTGTAGCCAAGGCTGTGCGGCGCGAACTCGACATCACCAGGCACCTTGTAGCCGCCGCTAAAGCGGTGCACGCCCTCCTCGGTGATGAGCATCCACTTCTGCGACTTGGTGTCCCGCAGCGACCCCTCGACGAGGTGCAGCACCACACGCGGGTAGTCGTCCCACGGCTCGTCATACACCGCGAAGGTCTTCAGCGCCGACATCGGCCGCAGTAGCACCTTCTCCGGGTCCCGGTGCGGGATGACCGCCAGGTAGGAGTAGCCGAGCGAGATCGACTGTCGGGTCAGGTGACCCTGACGCCCGTCCATCCCCGACGCCTGCCACGCCTGCCGCCACACGACCTCATCGGAAAACCCGTCGATACGGCACCCCTGGCCGAGCGCGGCCGCGGCGAAGTCCAGCCACGGCGACGACGCCTTCCGGAACAGGTCCTTGTACTCCATGTCGGCGTTCGCCGGCATCCACGTGCGCGTCAGCTTCCCGTCGATCTTCTTCTGCAACGTCTCCAGGCGAGCCCACTCCTGGCGCGCCTTCGAGAAGAACGAGTCCACCAGTGTCGAGATCTCCACCGCCGTCAGCGCCCCCTCGGGCACCTCCGGCAGGTCGATGTCGTACAGCTCTGCGTCTGTCGGCATCAGGCGTATCCCTTCACCTTCGCTGGGTCTCGAGGCGGATTGGCCGCGAGCTTGAACACGCCCCAGAGGGCCCACGTGACGACCTGCGCCTGCGCGATCGGGTACCTCGGGTCCGAGGCCTCCCACGTGCTGCCGGCCTTGCCGATGACGCGCGTCGTCGCGTACTGCAGCGACTTCCGCACCTCCGCCTGGCCGCGGTGCTCCACCCGGCCGGCGTTGACGTGCTCGATGAACTGCGAGTGCGCTGCGGCGAGCTCGTCGAGCGACATCGCCATGTACCGCACGTTGCGGCGGCCGAGCGCGGTCAGCACCATCGCCGCGTTCTTCGGGTCCAGGACGACGAGCGCGTCGGGCATCTGCTTCTTCAGCACCGCGACGAAGTCAGCCAGCCACAGCGTGCCCGCGGCGGTGTGCCGGTGCTCGACGTACACGCGACCGTCTTCGGTCTGCGATGCGATGCCGATGGAGGCGAACTGGCCGCCACCGCCGAGCGCGAGCGCGATCGCCGCGCCCTTCCCGTGCTCGCGGTTCTCGACCTTGTGGTCGTCCCACGCCTTCAGGTCCAGGGCCGACAGTGCGACCTCTTCGACCTCGGGTCGGTTCGGCCACACCGAGAACCGCTCCCGCAGCAGCTCGCCGCGGTCGGTCGCCGTGTCCACCTGCTCCTGGATGGTCTCCGGCTCCACACGGATGCCGAGCGCCGGCAGGGACTGCGCCCACACCATCGGATCGTGCAGGTCAATCGACGCCGTCAGCTTCGGATCCTCCGCACCCTCGGGCGACCACTCCATCCACATCGTCCGCGGCGCCGGCCCCGTGCGACCGCGATCGCGCACGCCCTCGAACACCTCGCCCTCGCCGTCATCCGGCACCGTGCCGAAGTACAGCTGCTGCCGGTTCGGGATCGTCGTCGTCGTGTACGACAGCGCCGACCGTTGCGAGTGGGTCAGGTACTGCGCCTCGTCGTAGACGATGTCCGCCGCAGCGAAACCACGACCCGAGCCCTTCGACCGGGCCACGAACCGAACGCGGTCACCCAGTCGCTGACCGCGCCGCTTCTTCAGCACGATCGCTTCCTTGCCGTTCGCCGAGTAGATGTGATCCACCAGCGGCTCCAGGCGCGGCTGCGACTCGATGATCGACTTCAGCGCCTCGAACGACTCCGTCGCCGTCTTCACCTCATGCGCCGTGTGCAGCACCGTCCGCCGGCGGAGATCCTCCATCGGGAACAGGAACAGGCGCGCCAGGTCGAAGGCGACCAGGATCTCCGTCTTCCCCTGCTGCCGAGACACCAGCAGGCCAGCCTCAGACGCCGCCCACCGGTCCTTCTCGTCGACGTCGTGCAACGCCCACAGCACGTACTCCTGCCAGTCGTCCAACCGCATCCCGCACGCGCGAACGAAGTCGACCACCATGTCGCCATAGGAGGCGACCGCCGACTCCGGCCTACGTGCGAGGCGTGGCCGCTGCTCGCCGAGCAGTACCTCCAGCACCGAAGAGCCCTTCAAAGGGGTCCACCTCTCCAGCCGGGCCCGGCGTCGAAGGGCCGGGCGCATCCAGCGCCAGCAGCTCCGCGAGCACTTCCGAGTGACGCTTCGATAACGTCACGATCTGCATCGGCTCCGACTCGATGACCTTGTCCATCGCACGCTCGAGCCGCTCAAGCTGCGCGACCAGCCGCTTCCGAGCGAGCTCACGCGACTCCGTCGACGCGGCAGCAGGCGCCGCCGACGGCCGCAGCTGCACCACCGCGCCGTTCCCCTCGCCATTCCCCGACGCCTCACGCCGCCGATCCGCCTCCGCCTGCCGAGCAGCCACCCGACACGCCTCATCGACCGGCTCACCCTTGCGCTTGTGCCGCCGATACGCCGCCGGAGTGCCGCACGGAGCCAGAACAGCCGCCATCGAGCACCTCCAGGCGTGTCAGGTGTCAGGTGACCGGGAGAGAGACGAGGGCAGGCTGGGCGGGAGGTGTCCGCGTGACGGGCTTCAGAGGGGTCCCCCCACCCCCGTCAGGCTGCGCGGGTGGTCTTGCCGTCGTGGATGGAGTGGCAGGGTGCGCAGCGGGGCTGGTAGTCGTCCTGGTTCAGGCTGTATCGCAGTCCCGTGACGTCGGTGAGCTCGTCAGGGCTGGCGTTGCTGTATGACCAGTGCTGTGCGGGCTGCCCGCAGTCGACGCATGCGTGCGCTGATGCTGGGCCTCTATCGACGGTGAGCCGCTTGTGTGCCTGGTAGTAGCCGACCGTGGCTTCTCTGCGGTGCGTGGTGCGGTTGCCGCAGGTGGTCTGGCCCCGGTTGAGGTTGCCGGTCGGGATCGTCGCGATCGCTCCGCACTCGCACTTGCATCGCCAGTGGTAGCCGTCAGTCTCGAGGACTGTGAGGAGGCCGAACACCTGGCCGATCAAATCGCGCCGAGGTTGCGGCTTTCGGGCATTCGGGTCGCCGTAGCGGTATGCGCGCATGGCGTGGGAGCCGCAGTAGCGGCGGCGCTGGTGGCGAGGCTTGCCGCATCCGTTGATCGCGCATAGCGCGGCAGTGGTCGCGATCATGTGGCCTCCCAGATTTCGACTGGAGCCCGGCTGCCCTTGCGGCTATTGCAGGCGTTATGCATTGGGATCAGAGTTTGCGCGACGAGGTGTCCGCCGTTGGCGAGCGCTTCCGGGTGGTCTGCGGTGAACGCCTGCGGGTGCCCGGCGGGCAGGGTGAGGTCGATGGGTTCGCCGCAGCCCTCCTGCGTGGGCGACCCGTAGCCGCATGGGAGGTTGTCGCGTTCGACGCGGCGCTTCAGTGCGTCTCGCTTGCGGCGGTACGCGGTCTTGCCGCGGCCGTCGCGCTGACGCTTCGCCATGCTCAGCCTCCGATCGGGACGACTGGGGTGTTCCAGGTCTGCGGCCAGCCGAGCAGTCGCGCCCGCCGCGGCTCGTCGCGGGGTTCCCCGTCCCGGTGTGCGGCGACCGGTGCGCCGTCCTCGTGGTCGACGAGAGACGGCCACGTGTACAGCACCGGGCGGTCCAGCACGTAGCGCCAGTACATGCCGATGCGCTCGTCGTACGGCACCGTAGGCCGGTCGCACCAGTCGAGCAGCGCGGGGATCTCCGGGGTAGGGATCGCGATCGCGACGCCGTGCAGTAGGACGGGTGCGGACAGCCATGCGGCGCCGATATCCTCAGCCTGCTCACACGCCCGGTCCACGGCGGCCTGCCACTGGGGTGGCCGCGAGGTGCCGAGGTAGAACGACACGAGCGCGTCCGGGTGCTGATCGAGCGCCGCGGCCGCGTGCCGGCGGAAGTCAGGCACGGGCAGGGCGTCATCCTGCAGCACCAGGTGATGCGTCGCCTCGGGGTCGTAGGCGGCGATCGCGCGCGCGCCCGTGTCCCACTCGTCGTCGCGCTCATCCCAGACGATCGCCGCGTCGACGTCGCGGGCGAGCTGCTCGGCGGCGTGACGGCGCTTCGGGTGCGCCATCACCACCACGGACAGACGCACCACGCCGGCCTCCTACTTATGACGCCAGAGGCTGTACGGGGTGCGCTCGTTCGCCTTGAACCGCGTGTTGATCCGCGGGCCCGTGATCAGTCGACCTGACCACTTCGAGTACGCGACCAGGTTCAACAGGCCCATGTCGCCGACGCCGATGCCGTGCTTCGTCCTGCCCGTGTGGAGGTCGGTCTGGATCTCCCAGTACGCGGCGAGCAGGTCGTGCAGGAACGCCATCACCGTCTCGCGGCGGCCGCCGACGAGGCCAGCGTTCAGCAGCTGCTCGTCGGCGTGCTGGTCGATGAACGCCTGGATGGTCTCGTTCGGGTGGTTCTTGCGCATCCAGTCGCAGCCGACCACCTCGTGCTCTGTGCCGACGGCGAGGCGATCGCCGAAGTCGAGGAGGAACGGGTCCTGCAGCTGCTCGACGTCGGTGCCATCCACGCACCACACCAGGTGCAGCTCGGGGTGGTCGCGCAGGTATCGGTAGATCGACTGCCAGCGCTGCACGTACGGGTTCAGCGTGGCTGTGACGCGCTCGTACGTGACCATGTCCGTCGAGTGTGCGTTGAGCTGGTCGTGGAGCACAACGAGGGGCACGGTGAGCGACTTCTGCAGGGTCGCGAGCAGTGCGGGGTCGGCTTGCATGTGCTGGCCGCGTTGAGGGTCCACCACGCCCGTCAGGAGGGTCGTGATGACCGTTCGGGCGGTGCGGTACTCGACGTAGTTCGCTTCGTGGCGGTACTGCCAGTAGATCGCCTCGTTGCGGGCCATCTGCGCCTGCCGCTCCCGCTGCGGGACCGAGCGGGTGACCTTCTCGTCCTCGTCGAGCGAGCAGATCAGGCGGCCGGAGTCGACGACGTCGGCGTACCGCCAGAAAGTGAGGCCGGCGTTGAAGATCCGGTCCGACCACGACGGGTGCTCGTGACCCCACGTCCCGAAGATGGGATCCATACCGCCGACGACGTCGAGCACCTTGCGGTCGACGTAGAGCATGACGCCGCGCGAGTCGGTGTAGGCGACGTGCTGGTCGTCACGGTATAGCTCGCCGGGGCCGCCGGACCGGTCGCGGAAGATGTACATCAGGTGCGGCTCAGGCGACTCGACGTACGGCTTCCACCACTCGTCGACGAGCGGGTAGCCGTCGTCGTCGAAGAGGAAGATGTGGTCGCAGTCGGCGAGCAGCTCGAGGCACTTGTTCTTCGCCCGGGCGATGCCGACGTTCTCGGCGAACCGGTAGGTGGCGTCAGGGAACGGGGTGGTGGAGGCGTCGTCGACGATGACGACCTTCGCGTCTGGGGTGAGGCGGCGGATCTCGGCGATCGAGTGCTGGGCGACGTCGGCGCGGTTGCGGGTGGTGATGCCGATGCCGATGCGGGGCGTGTGGGTGCCTTCGGGGATGTAGCGGGTGCCGCCGATGATGACGTCGGTCATGTGGCTCTCCGTGGGTGAGAGGAGGGTGGGGTGCAGGTGCGCCGCGCCGTCGAAAGGAGGCGGCGCTGTAGGGCGTCCTTCGCGGCACGATGGACCGCCGCGTTGACACCCCACCCGAGCGTGGGTGCACTGTGGTGGCGGCACCCCCGGGCTCCCAGCTCGGTGCAGGTGCCGCCACCTCAGGCGTGCAACGACTGTGTGACCAGTGCGTCGCAGATGATCCGATTGCGCCCCCGACGGACCAGGTGGATCAGGCCTCTCCCGGCCGACGGAGAAGAGGTTCGGCGGCCGGTCGTTAACGGCGAAAGCGCGCCGCCTCCGGTGGGAGGGTGCGCGCTTGCCTGAGGCAAGAGCCTACCAGGAGACCCGTACCGACCATCGTTGATTAGCGCGTGTTGTGATCACCTAGAACTGGTTATGGTCACGTGCGAGGGTCTTCAGTTGTCGTTCACGGGCCGCAATCCGGTGCGCGACGACCTCGCGCGGCTTCACTAGCGTCCCGTCGAGGTATGTCGGGAGGCCCTGGCGGATGTACTTGCGGATCGTGGCCGTCGTGAATCCCAGGTGAAGGGCGGCCTGCCGATGCGTCCAGAACGGGGCATCTAGGTTCTGCAGCTGGCGATCAGCCACAGCGCGCCCTTCGGACGTCGGTGCCTGTCCGTAGCATCTGAGCATGATTCCCTCCGCTGCGGACCTGCCAACCGAGATCGGGGCTGACCATGCTCACATCTTCGTCGATGGACGAACCCGATACTCGCTTCGGAAGTCGGGAGATAACGAGTGGACCTTGTACGGCCACTTTCGCCCAGCACGGCCGACGTTGATCAGTTCGATCTCTCGAGAAGGCGATCGATGGGTGGCGCGCGATCGCTACGGGCTGCGCGCGATTCGTAAGGCCGATTTTCGAGAGATCGTGGAAGGGTGCTTGACCTGACTCGGTTCGTACGCTCATGAGGTCGACCCGGAATCAGGAGTAGTGCGGATGTGCTTGTTCCGCGCTCGCCAGTAGGCGCGCAGCGCAAGATCATCGGCCACGTTCCCAAGCCACAGCAGCTGGTGCAACACCGGCAGCCTGCTCGCCGCAATGCCCGCTCGAATGCGCCGGGCGTAGCGGCGCCTCACTGCTCTGCCTCCCTGCCGGAATCGGGCAATTCGGGGCTGAACCAAAGCGACGAGATTGCCACACACCGCGTGCAGCTGTAGCCCCTCGACCCTCGCTCCAGCCGCGACCCCGGTCGTGGCGCGACATACTCGGCGCAGGCAGGATCGGTGCGCAGGTGGAAACTCGACCCCCACCACTTCAGTGCCCCGGCGACACGTTGTGCCAGCATCAACAATCGGTCACGGACTCGCATCGTCACTGCTCTCCTGTCTCGGAATCGTGTGAACTGCGCACGGGCGCGCGCAGCCCCTCATGGAACGGATTCGCCGGATCGAACGGCTCCACCCGCCGCTCCACCACCACCGGCTCCAGCCAGCCACTCAACGCCCGCAGGTCCCCCTCAGGACGCCACCCGCAGTGGCCGCACTTCACCTCCACATCGGTCACGTCGACCCCCCACCAATCCGCACGCACCTCGAACTGCTCACACGTCGGGCATGCGCGCGGCGTCGCCGGCCTCGGCTTCCGCTGCTCCATCGGAAACCGACCCCGCACCTCCCCCACCAGGCGCACGATCTCCCCGTGGTACACGCTCCCCTGCCCGTGCCCGGCGATGCTCGGCTCGAGCGCGAGCAACGCGCCGGCCACCTTCCCCGCGAGCCGCCCAGCGTCCTCGACCGACGTGCCCGCGCGGAACCCCTGCACCTCCCGGTAGTTCGACCACGCCACCGCCGACGACACCGGCGCGACCACCTCGAACTGCTCGCACCAGTAGTCGAGCCACAGCAGCAGATTCGCGAACAGATGGTCGGCGGCGTCCGTCGGCGTCACCCGCAACGGAGCACGCTCGCGCGGATCCTCCTCGCCGCGCTCCCCCTGCCCGTTGCCGGGCACGATCAGCGACCGCACGTGCATCGAGAGCTCGCTCACCTCGCCGAGGGCGCGCTGGCATCGCCACTGCAGCACATCGGCGTCGGTCATCTCCTCGATCACAGCGGCGCCCCGCCCGCTTCTGATGCCGTGCGCGCGGCCATGTCGCGCAGATGGTCAGCCAGCAGACGATCGGCTTCATCGGCAGCCGCCACCAACTCGCGGGCCAACGTCATGGCCTGCGTCACCGTGTAGCTCGACGCCTTCCGCGCCTGCCACAGGTGCACCCGGTAGTCGTCACCGACCTCCACCCGAGCCACCTCGAACGTCTCCGTCACTTCGATCGCCACCATCGTCTCCTCTCAGCTCTCCTCGTACAGGTGATGCGTCGGCGTCCACGGCTTCTCCACGAACCGAGCGAAGTGCGCCTCCCACGCGAGCTTCACCGCGCCCAGCTCGCCGTGCCGGTTCTTCGCCACGATGAACTTGATGTCTCGCGGATGCTTCTCCGCATCGCGGTGCAGCAGGATCACCACGTCGGCGTCCTGCTCGATACCGCCCGCCTCGCGCAGGCTGGCCAGAGTCGGCTCGACAGGGCCACCGCGCGCCTGCTGCGGTCGGTTCAGCTGCGCGGCCGCCAGCACGGGCACGTTGAAGTCCTTCGCGATCTGCTTCAGGCCACGCGAGATCGAGTCGACCACCACACGCCGGTCCGACCCTTCGCCCTGCACCAGCTGCAGGTAGTCCACCGCGATCCCGGTCAGCTTCCCCCGACGCGCGACCGCGCGCGCGTGCTGTCGAATCGTGGCCAGCGTCTGTCCGCCCGCATCGTTGATGAAGATCGGCGCCTCGCGCGCCTTCGTACGCGTCTCCGCGACCCGCTTCCACTCCAGGTCGGTCAGCGAGTGGTTCCGCAGCGACTGCATCGGGATCTCGCCCAGGTACGACAGCAGACGCACGCCGAGCTCGGCCTCGGTCATCTCGAGCGAGGAGAACGCGACCATGCCGTGCCGGGCGAGCTTCACCGCCGTCTGCATGAGCGCGATCGTCTTCCCCTGCCCGGGACGTGCGGCGACGACGACGAGCGACCCGGGCGCGAACCCACCGATCAGCTTGTCGATCGGCTGCCACGGCGTCGGCAGGAACTGCGGCTTCTCGTCGAGGGTGTCGATGATCTGATCCAGCGCGTCGCCGATGCGCCGCACCGACCTCCCCGCGCGCGACGTCGCCGCGTCCAGAGCACGCCGTGCCGCATCCTCGAGCTCATCGACGGTCCCCTCCGACGCGTACGCCTTCGTCGTGATCTGCATACCGACCTGCAGCAGCACACGGCGCCGAGCGTGGTCGTTCACGATCTGGGCGTGATAGCCCGCGTTGCTGACCACGGTCGGGATGCCGGCAAGCTCGTGCAGGTAGGCGGCGCCTCCCGCCTTGCCGAGCGCGCCGTGCTTCTGCAGCTCGTCGCCGACCGTGAGCACGTCCACCGGCTCGTTGCGGGCGACCAGGACGCCGATCGCGCGGGCGATCGTCTCGTGCTTCGGCAGGTAGAAGTGATCCGGCTGCACGACCGCCATGACGTCTTCGAGCGCGTCGCGCGAGAGCATCATCGACCCCAGTGCCGACTGCTCTGCCTCGAGCGACCACGGCACGTCGCGCTTCACCGCGACATCGTCGGGTGCGTCAGCGTCGGTGTACGTGTACTCGTCACTCATGCGCTCAGGCCTTCCAGGTCGAACGTCTGCTGCGCGAGTCGTTTCGCGGCGGCCAGGGCGTAGTCCTCGCGCGCCTCGAAGATGACGCAGCGACGACCCAGCGCTCGCGCGGCCACAGCAGTCGTGCCCGAGCCGCCGAACAGGTCAACGACGAGGTCGCCCCGCTCGGTGCTGTACTCAATGAGCGGCGCGACGATGCCCACCGGCTTCTGGGTGGGGTGCACCGCGCGACCGTGCTCCGAACGGACCTTAATCACCGACCTCATGAGCCGGGGTCCGCCATCCTCAGAGACGTAGCTACTCGCCCCTCGCGAGCCCTGGTGCTCGCCCTTGGACTCGCGTCGACGAACGACGCGCGGGCTCCCGTCAGCAGTGGTCGGTGTCGTGTGCTTCACGTCGGCCCATTCGCCGTGGTACCAGTGCGTGGCGATCTCATGCACGCGCCGGAAGCGATCGGCGGCCAACCCTGACCCGTTGTGCTTCTCCCAGATCAGGTCCTGCGCAAACCGATAGCCCGCGTCAGTGAACTCTTTTCCGTGTTCCAGGAACATCCGCATCGACCCGAAGCTCCAGAGCGCGGGTGCGATCGAACAGGCATCGTCAAGCCAACCAGTCGGCCAGCGGTCCCACTCCAGGCTTGTCTCCCCGTAGGGCGGGTCGGTAATGATGGCTGTCGCGTCCATCTGCGACAGGTCTGCGTCGCGGTAGTCGCCGAGGAACAGCTGCACGAACTCGTCGGCGTAGATAACCTCACTCATCGTCGACCTCCACCGGCACCGCCCACTCCTCGCCGGCGTCGAGCGCCCGCGGCGGCTGCAGGCGCGCCGCGAGCTCCTCGACCGTCATGGCCGCTGCCTGCTCCTCGGTCAGGCCGGCACGCTCGAGCGCGAGAGCGCGCCCCACCTGCTCGGTGAGGTCAGGGATCGGCGACGGCTTCTCGTCGACGACACCAGCGAGCTCGAGCAGGTGCCCGGGCTCGAGGTACACGCCCGGCCGCTCGCGCCGGAACCTGCGCACGGCCTGCATCGCAGCCTCGAACGGGAGATCTCCGACCACCTCCATCCAGTAGTCGAGCACCAGCCCGTCCACGTGTCGGTTGTCGCCGAGCTGGATGAACGCGAGCACCCTCGCCATCTCGGCCCGGATCATGCGCCGACCGCCTTCTGATCGGCGCCCAGCGCGATCGTCGCCATCGCACGATCAGCCGGCGACAGCTTCACCCCGCCGCGCTGCTCAGCGCGCTCCTGGTCACGTCGCAGCCAGTTCCGCCACGTCGCCAGCCAGTCCCTCTTCGTCGCCTTCGCGCCCGTCGCCGCCCGCCAGTAGTCGACGAACATGCGAGTGCTGCGGTCGACGTCGACCAGCGGTGTCTCGGCGGCCGCCCACTGCCGCATCTCGACGGTCACGATGAACGGTTCGGCGATGGTGGTGCCGCGCGAAGCGCGCCCTCTCTCTACGTCTCTTACGTCTATACGTATAAGAGAGGAGCGAATGTCGTCGTTGTCGGGGAATTCCTGCACCGCTGTCGGGGAATTCTGCGGCGCTGTCGGGGAATCCGGACGGAGTTCCGACACTTTGTCGGCGGATTGTGACGCCCACGGCACCAGCACGCGGAACTCGTTCGGGCGACCCTTCACGCCCTTGATCTGTTCGATCAGACCCCGGTCGCGCAGCTTCGGAATCAGCCGCTCGATCGTGCGACGGTCGACGCGCACCTTCCGCGCGAGCCCGTCGTAGGTCAGCGCCGTCTCCGCGTCGACGAACCGGCACCGGCCGAAGTCGTCGGCGACGTCGGCGAGCGCAAGCAGCAGGATCAGTTCGTTCCCGTTGACCTCCTGGGTGGCGTCATGCCACACCCAGCTCGACACCTTCACGCTCACGCGCGAACCCCCCACTTCCACTCGAGGGCAACGTGGCCGAGGTGCAACATCACGAACCTCTCGGCACTCTCGACGAATGACGTGTACGGAAGGTGCCTTTCGTGCTCGGTCACCCACGTCTCGACACCCAGCATCCAGGGGCGGTCTCCGCCCCAGTACTCGACCTTGACCACTCGCGGAATCAGTCGCTTCATGCTGCACTCCTGTCGTCATCGCAGGGGCACGGCCGCTCAAGCCAGCAGCTCGTGCACATCTCCGCCCGCTTGACCGTCACCCGCACGCGAGGGGCGCCCACGCAGTCCTCGTGCACGACCGAGCCCTCCTCATAGGCGCACTCGTCGCCCGGCACGATCGGGTCCCCGCAGGAGCCGCAGGTGCCGCGGTACATCGCCCTGAACGTCACGCGAGGGCCCTCCACTCGTCCCACACCGGCCCGTACACGGCGCGCATCAGCTCAACCGCCGCCTTCTGCGAGATCGGAATCCGCATCCCGTCAGTCGTCAGCTGATGCCACCCAGCGAGCGCGTACCGTACCGGCACTTGCGCCGCCAACCCCTGCTCGACCACGAACCGACGCACCTTCCACCCGTACGCCAGCGCCCGCACCTGCAGCGCGCCCTCATAGGCCGCATTGCACAACGCGCACGCCGTCAGCCCTTCCGCGAGCCGCGGCCGCGCCTTCCGCCCGCCCATGCCCTCAGCAGCACGGTGCTGGTAGGTGATGGTGGCGAGCGTGCCGCACGAGACACAACGGTGATCGTCGCGCTCGTACGTCACCGCACGCACCACAGGGGTCGGAGTCGTCACGCCGCCTGCGCTCCCTCAACGACCTCACGCTCGACATCGGCGAGCTCGTAGCCCCAGCCGTTGAGCAGCCGCAGGTAGTCCGCCACGCCCTCCGCCTGCCAGCCCTTCCGGTCGAAGTCGCGGCCGCCCTCACGCTCGGCCAGCGCCACAGCGAGCGCGACGTGCGCCGCGCGCGCCGGGTTTTCCGACAGCATGCGCCGCAGCGTCAGGTAGCCCACGTACTCGCTGTCCTGCTCCGACGCCTGCAGGAGCCCCTTCGCCATCGACCAGTTGATGTTCGAGCTCGAGCGGCACAGCAGCAGCGCGACCTGCAACTCCCACCCGGCCGGCAGAGTCTTCCGCTGCAGCAGCCCCTGCAGGAACACCAGCCGCCCCTCGGTCGCGATCTCCCACGCCTTCGTCCGCTCGCGCGCCGCGCGCCGCTCCGCCTTCAGCGCCTCGGCCTCCTCCGGCGTGGTCGGGGCCGCAGGCTTGCTCGCATACGCGGAGCGGTCGCGGCCAAACAGTCCCCGCTCGCGCCAGCCGCGCACGCCGTACTCGACCTCGACGACGCGCTCGTTACGGTCGGCACCTCCCCACCCCCAGCTGAGGAACGCCACGAGACCATCCCCTGCGATCTGCTTCATCTCGGCCTCATCAAGCCCGTCCATGCGCCGCTCGAACGCCTCGTCAAGGAACAGGTCACGAACCGCGCGCGGGTCGTCCGCGTCGTATCCGAGCGGCTCCACGACCTCCACCCCGGCCGCCTCGATCTCCGCCATCGCCGCAGCCTTCGCCCGCTCGAACCGCCACTCGCGCACGTCGTAGCCGACGTTGTAGCCCTTCGCCAGCTTCTCGCCGAGCTCGGCCGCGAACTCCTCGTCGACCTCCGCCACCTCGGCCAGCATCGCCGCGTCCTCCAGCGACACCTGCTTCTCACGCATCACCTCGACCGCAGCAGGAACGGCAGCGACCTTCAGCGCGACGTCGACCGTCGCCTTCTTCTCCCCGGTCTTCTTCGCGATCGCCGACGCAGACAGGCCGAACAGTGCCAGGTCACGGATCGCCTCCACCTGATCCGCGTTCGACAGGCCCGACCGGTGCTCGTTCACCACCAGCTGATCGACGATCCGCTGGCCCTCATCGGTCACCACGGGCTGCACGACCACCGGAACGACGCTCAGACCCGCCTCCACGGCCGCCAGCGTGCGCCGCTGACCATCCAGCACCTCCAGCCCCGTCGGGCCCTCCTGCACCAGCACAGGCACCTTCACGCCGTGCTGCTTCACCGACGCCACGAACTCCTTCGTCAGCGCCACGTCGCGGCGCACGTTCGCCGCCACGATCAGATCGCCCGGGGCGACCTCACGAATCTCCATGCTCATCTCTCTCTTCTCTCTGTCGGGTGTTGCTACTTGCCGGACTGCACGGCCACGCCCACCAGCGCGCCGCTCTGGTCGAGGTCGAACCGGACGAAGCCGGGCTGCTCGCCGTCGACGTCGACGACCACGCCGCCGGCGTCGTCGCGCTGGAACCGGAACCGCGACGGGTTGGCCTCACGCGGCGGCACCACCAGCTGCGCGTCCTTCGAGAGGGTGACCTCGCGCGCGCTCTTGGCGACGTCGAGCTCCAACTCCAGCGACGCCACACGATCGGTCAGCTCCGCGATGCGCTTCGCCTGCGCCGCGTTCACCTGCTCCCGATCGCTCAGCACGCCCTCCAGCTCGGCCACCCGCCCCTCCGACTTCGCCAGCTGGTCACGCACCGCGAGCAGCGCGGGAGCGTCGTCAGCAGGCTCGGCAGGCGCCTCGGAGGGCCCGGGCGCGGTCGCGCCGTTCTCCGCCCGCTTCCTCCGCTTGACCTCCCGCTGGTATTCGGTCGCCGCCTGCGTGCAGGACCTCCCTACCAGCGCGACACCCGGACACGCCTCCTTCAGCCGGCACCCGGCCGCATAGCCGCTCGTCGACCCGTGTCGCTCATCCGCGATCGCCGGAACCGCGGAAGGCTCTGCCGTCGGGCCCGGCTCAGGCGCGCTCCGCGGAGCCTGCGCCACCAGCGCCCGCTTCTCCTCCGCCACCTTCGCGTCGAACTCCGCCAGCTGCACCGGCGTCATCCCCTCATCCACACGACGCCGATACCCGTAGTCCGACTGGTAGCGGGTGTACGCCTGCATGCACGACAGCCGCCCCTCATCACCCTCCGGGCAGTGAGAGCCCTTGCAGCCCTGCCGATACCCGTCAGGCGTCCCATGCGGGAAGCCGTCCTCCAACCTGTCTGCGACGCCCATCAGCGGGCCTCCTTCCACTTCTCGAGCTGATCCACCAGTTCGGTGGGGGTAGTCGCACGCGCCTGCGTGCTGGGGAACACGACGTCGAAGCCGCGCGCGCTCGTCGACGCCCACGCGACGGTCGAGAACTCGCCGTCGACGATCTCGACGATGCGGAACCGACCGGGCGCGTCGAGGGACACGGCGAGCTCGAAACCGGCGGTCTCGACGAGGTCGCGCAGCTTCGCTTCATGCCGCTCAGCGGGGCTCATCGGTCGCTCCCGAGGATCGCGTCAGCCAGAGCGAGGGCGTCGCGGGCGTTCGACCAGACGGCGCGCTCGACACCGCCGCCGGCGATCTTCGCCTCGGCGCGCGCGAGAGCCGCACGCAGGATGCTGATCTGCGCGTCGATGGTGCGGTGCAGCGTCACGATCAGCTCGGCGTCGTTCGGCTTCATGCCACCCGGCACCGGGAAGAACGTCACCGTCGTTGCCGACATGAACGCGAACCCGTCAGCCTCCGAGTAGATGCGGGATTCCCCGGTCTCGGGCATGGACTCGAAGTCCCAGTCGCCGGGCGTGCACGCCGCACGCATCGACTCGAGCTTCTCGATCGCGGCCCGCAGCCGCTCGACGGGCGTCACGAGTCACCGCCAGCGACGAACCCGAACCACGCATCCGCCAGATCGATCGGATCCAACGTCTCGCGCTCGAAGTAGCCCACGACGTCATCACCATCCGGACGGATCACCTCGATGCGACCGATCACCGGGTTCTGCGCGATCGCCGGCTGGACTTCGATCGGCTCCAACGCGTCAGCGATCGCCCGCAGGTCACTCGCGCTCAGCGGCAGCCTCATCGGGTCACCACCGTGACCGTCGACGACGGAGCCACACGCACCCGCTCACGACCACCCGGCACCTGCAACTCCAACGTCACCACCGCGCCCGGCCCATGCACCGCCTTCCCATGCACAACCAGCACCAACTTCCCCTCCCGATCGCCACCGATCTGCGGCACCCGCACCCGACGGCCCAACACCGACGCGTTCAGCAGGCCCGCCTGCACGTCCTTCTCCTCAGCCACTACGACTCCCTCCGAACCTTCTCCGCCACCGCCAGAGCAGCCCCCAACGGGGCGTCTCCCGCGGCGAGCGCCGCCTCTGCCTCGGCCTCCAGCCACTCCGCCACCTGCCGGGCCACGAACGTCCGTGAGAACCCCAACTCGTCGAGGCGCACCATCGCCGACCGCAACTGCGACGACTGCACCGGCTGGTACCGTTCGACGTCGTCCGCCGCCTCCCGCAGCAGGCGCGCCGCCTCCACCAGCACGTTGATCTCGTCCATCACCGGCTCCCCTCATCGAGGTGCTCGAGCAGCTCGCGGCAGAACCGCTGCACCGCCTCACGCGTCGCCCGCATATCCGGGTCGTCCTTCTCCGCCAGCAGCAGCCGCTCAGCGACGAGGGGGAACTGCATCGCGTATCGGCCGCTCGCGAGCGCGTAGGCGCCGAGCAGGTCTGCCTGGTGCTGGCTGTGCTGGTGCGCGAGCCGCTCGCCCAGCGCCGCCCAGTCGTTGACCCTGAGAGTCACCTCGACTTCGATGCCGTCCACAGACGCGCGCTGGCCGCTCACCACCACACCTCGACCGCGATCTGACTATTCCCCGCGACGTGAGCACCCTCGTGCCCCGCCTGCCACGTGCACGGCCGCCCGTCCCGCGGCGAGCGAGCACCGCAGTACCCGGCATCCGGGTAGTCCGGCGTCGGGTCCGGACCGCCCGCCCGCACCTCCATGCCACCCTCCGACGGCAGCGCCGAGTCGTCGACGAACTCGCCCACGCTCCCCGCCAGCGCCTCGCAGGCCGCCCGCACCGCCTCAGCCACATCGAGCAGCGCGTGCACGATCGCGAGCTGCACATCGACCGGCGCGCCCGAATGCGTCAGCATCCCCTCACGCAGCTCGCCGAGCAGCCGCTCAGCCTCAGCCCCGTGATCCATGCCCGCGCTCATGCTTCACGCCCCGTCCCGGCGAGACGGAACGTCGCCTCCACCATCCGCGCCTGCGTCTGCGCCGCCGACGTCGTGGTCTCCGACGCCCGCGACACCGCCCGCACATAGTTCAGGACCGTCTCCGCGTCATCCACCGCCCGCGCCAGCGACTCCGTCTGCAGGTAAACGTCCGCGTCCCGCTGATCAGCCGACCGCCCCAGCGACCGCTGACGGGCGTGCGCACGACGACGCTCCAGCTCGTGCTTCAGCGCCTTCCACGCCCGCTCCGCCTCACGAATCAGCCGAGCACCCTCAGCCACCCCATGCTTCGCCCACTCCAGGTCATCGATCACCTGATCCGGCGTCTTGATCTGCCCCGCCGTCGGCTGTGGCGCCAACCGCGTGCGAATCAGATCGGCACGCTCCTCCTGCAGCGACGGATCCGCCACCGGTCGGCCTGCCATGTCCGTGAGCACCTGCCCGTCGACGAGCACCAGGTGACGCTCGAACCGCACCACCGGCGCCGACACCACCACGGGGTCGATGGACTTCTCGACCGGCACCGAAGGCTCGTTGTCCTCTGCCGGCGGCACGTCGAACGCGAACGCGCGCGCCTTCGCCGCCTCCTCCACCGTCAGCTCGGGCGTGTGCGCCTCACCCCTCGGCGCGGCCATCAGATCACCTCGTCATCGTCAGCGACGACCTCGGCGTCAAGCACCGCGGGCGACCCCTGCCACCGGTCATCACCCGCATCCTCAGCCCACGACGCGCCCTCCACCGGCGCCACCGCCGACAGCGACCGGTACATCTCCTCCAGCTGACCGACCACCTCGTCAGCCGCACCAGCCGTCGACGCCTCGATGATCAGCGCCCGCAGCTGCTCCGCATCCAGAGCGCGCCCCTCACGCAGCCAGTCGCGCGGCTTCACCTTCGTCGGCTTCGCCTCCACCAGCGGCGGCGTCGTCTCCTCCAGGGCTTCCTTCGCCTTCCAGAGCGCCTGCTCGACGGTCTGCCCGACACCCTGGAACGTGACCGGCTCAGCGAACGCGCCGACCCGCTGCGCCTCCCGGTACAGGAACCGCAGACCGTCGAGGTCAGTGACCTGCTCGAGCTCGGCCGCCCAGTCACGCGCGGGAGCCTCCGGCGCCGACGCAACGCGAGCAGCCTGCGCACGCTGGTTGCGGATCACCGCTCCCGGGTGAGTCTCGACCACGTCGCCGTCAGGCCCGACGCCGAGCTCACGCGTCACCGGCGTCTCACGCTCGACCAGAGCGCCACCCGCCTGCTGCATCTCCTCTGACGAGTACAACCCCGACAGGTCCTGCGGGAACGCCTTCCGAAGCGCCAGCATCTCAGCGCACTTCGCCAGCATCAGCGGCCCCATCTTCGACCACATCGCCGACGGCTTCTTCTCCCCCGTCTTGCGACCGTTCTCCCACACGTCGTCGTACACCGCGTACGCATCCCACAAGGCGATCGCGTACAGCGGCTCCTTGAACGACTTCCGCAGCACACCCACACGGGCGGCCTTCGGCGGGTCAGAGGACAGCCACACCTGCGTCCACGTCACCCCGTCGCTGGTGAACTCCGGCGTCGTCTGCCCCGCGTACTCGCCCGACCGCTCCGCCACCAGGCGTGCGCCGTCGATCGAGATCTGGATCTGCCACTTCAGCTGACCCTTCGACTTCCGCGCGATGCAGTAGATCTGCCGCGCCAGCGGGTTCAGCTGCGTCTGCGCGCAGTGCGCCAGGAACGCGGCCACCACGGGCCGCTCCGCCAGCGTCTTCTGTCCGGTCTGCGAATCCGTGTGCACGAGGCCAGCGGCCTCCACGATCGCCTTCTCCTCGTCGTTCCACTCGTGCACGTTGCTCGTCGTCGGCAACGCCAGGGTCGTGCTCGTCATGTTCTTCTCTCTCTCGTCGGGTCTTGCTTGTTGCTTCGGGAGGGTGCGGCCGCCCCCACCCCTGTGGACGACCGCGCCCCGTCTGTCACCGCTTCGGCTTCACCGCCGTCACGGTCAGCCGCGACCGGCCCTTCTCGGGCTCTCCCGGCTTCGTGAACTTCGCCTTGTGCTCCGCCCACCGCGCCATCACGCCAGCGATCCGCTCGGACTCCTGGCTGGCCTGCAGCACCTCGTCCCAGAGCGCGGGATCGGCCTCGACAGCGGCGACCTCGTCGAAGGCGTCGGGGGTCGTCACCTCGCCGGGCGTGTACGTGATGCGCGCGAGCACCGACTCCTGCTGGAACGGCACACCACGCTCATCGAGCAGCATCTGCAGCCGTTTCCACGCGGGCTCCTTCAGGGCCTTCGCTTCCGCCTCCAGCTCACGGCCGCGCAGCACGTTCACGGCGAGCGTGTCGAGCTCCTCGTCGATGTCGGCCTCGACGAACGCCTCAGCGCCCATCTCGTCCAGCACGGCGAGGAACTCGTCGGCGATCGCCGCCAGCTCGGCCAGCAGGCTCCCGTGCTCCTCCGCCGAGAACCAGCCGAAACCGGTCTCGCCCGGAACGAACGGGTCATCGTCCGTTCCGGCGCCGAGCCGCTGCTCGTGGGCGAACAGGCAGAGGGTCGCGCCGACGACGTACATCTGCCACACCATCTGCGCCAGGTAGCCGGTCGCGAGGAACGCGTCCGAGCCGGGCGCGATGTCCTTCCCCGATGTCTTGATCTCCGCGATCACCAGGTCCGCGACGAGCCCCGAGCCGATGCCGTCAGGGCTGGCCAGGTGCCGCGGGTTCTCCGCAGCACGCACCAGCCGCGACTCGGGCTCGATCCCATACCTGGTGCGCACGAGCTCGGCGATGATCGGCTCCCGCTCCTTACCCCACGCCGTGTACTTGTTCCCCGAGAACGAATCCGCACGACGGCCGAGCTTCTTCTCCGCCATCTCACGCATCGCCAGCACGCGACGGCCCGGGTCCAGCAGCCACAGGTCGCGCACCTCGGTCGCGGTGATGCCCTGCCGGCGAGCGGCGAGCCACTCCTCCCGGTCAGCATCGGACGGGCCGAACCGGTCAGCCAGATCCTCCAGCACCGCCGCGCTCATGCCTGCACCTCACGCTCGACGAGCACGCCGTTCTTGAGCTGCTCGAAGTACGCCGCGCGCCGCGCCTCCCACTCCGCGCGCGCGACATCCGCGCGAGCCGCCCGCTGCTGCTTGTCGTGCGCGCGCTGCTCCGTCGTGCGCCGCTGGCGCCGCTGTGCACGGGCGCCCATCACTCATCGCCCTCCGCGTCCTCAGCAGCGAAGTCCAGATCCAGCTGGTCCTCACCCGTCCGCGCCTTGTACGCCGCCTGCTGCAGCGCCTCCGCCGCCTCCCGATCCGCACCCAGAATCGGCTCGATGTGCTTCACATACAGCACCGGATACCGCTCGTCCTTCTTCAGATCGTCGACGACCTTCGCCACCGCATAGGTGACGATCGCGGTCACCGTCTGCTGCTGGTCATCGAGCAGGTCGTCCTCGAGGTTCTCGAGCCCGTTGTGCTGGTCCTTCGGACGAGCGGGCTGAATCTGCACCGTCATGTGTGGGTTCTCTCTTCCTGGGTTACGGCCACCGCGCGGATGTCATCGCGCGGGCCTGTTTGGTGTTGATCTCGCCGTCCACCGGCGAGCCGAGCCACCGACACCCCATGCCCATCAGGGCCAGAGCGTCAGCGATGTTGTCGTCCCGCACCTCGACGTGCGGGTGCGCGGTTCGCATTGCGGCGACCACGTCGGCCTTGTCCGCGTTGCCGTTCCCGGTCGCGTACATCGCGCGCGTCTTGGCTGCGACGATCGCCACGCGGCCGCGGGAGCAGAGCTGGTCGTAGAGCATCCCGAACAGCCACGCCCGCTCGAGCACCAGGCCCGAGTTGTGGCGAGGGATGTAGGGCATCTCGAGCACGTAGAGGTCGCAGGCGGGCGCGAACGTCACCACCCGGCCGACGATGTACCGCACCGCCTGCCGGATGCCGGCGACGCCTTCGCCGAGGTCGGCGCGCACGAGCGCGGTCACCGTCTCCCCGTCCGCGTGGAGCGCCAGGCCCGTGCCGCGCAGCGACTGGTCGACGCCGAGCACCGCGGTCACGACGACACCCGCAGCGGCTCGAACGCGTAGATCTCCGGACCGGGCCCCTCCGCCCCGCAGGACGTGCAAACCATCTGTCGAGGAGCCAGCGCCTCCGCTCGATGCGGCTCGCACGTCAACCCGAAGACCCTGCAGGAGCGGCACCGGATGATGCCGACCGCGGGACGACCGCACGGCCGCGACACCGGACCGCACACCCACACGCCGAGAACGCGGATCATCTGCTGCACGCGCATCTCGCACCCCTGCTCGAAGTCGAGGTGCTCGATCGTCTCCACCTCGACGTTGACCGCGGTCACGAGTCACCGCCGAACGCGCGATCAGCCCAGACGGCCCAGCCCACGACCGCGGCGACCAGGGACACCACCAGCAGCGCGGTCACGAGCGCGACCCCTCACGGCGAAGACGCGCCACCTGCGACGGCCAGCACGGGCACAGCGGCCGATTACAGGTGCGGCCATACCCGTGCGGCCACTTCCGCCGCCACTCCACGAGGCCGCCGATGATCGCGACCACGATGCCGAGCACGATCAGCACGGCCAGCGCCGGCCACACCGCCGCCAGCTGCACCGCCAGCGCATCCGCCGCCGCCATCAGAGCGCCGCCTTCGCGATCGACCGCAGCTCCTCGAAGCCACCCTCCGTCAGCTGCGCGAGGTTCATCGCGCCGACAATCTCGGGGAACCCCTTCGCCAGCAGCGCGCGGTTCTCCTGGTCAGCCGAAGACACGGTCAGCATCAGCCGCTGGCGGAACATGCCCGGCTCGACGCCGTACACGCTGTCGCCGAAGTGCCACAGCACATGCCGGACGACATCGAGCGGGAGGCCGCGGTTCTCAACCAGCGGCGGAGTGGACTGGACCATCGGGTTCTCTTCTCTCTCAGGTGGGAGCCGGCCGCCGTCGGGGGGCAGCCGGCCAGGAAGGTCAGGGGTGCCGGCGTGCGACGACCGCGAGGGCGATCCACGCGAGGACCGCGAGCACGATGAGCGTCAGCGGCTCGCTGTTCATCAGGTCGGGGATCACGACATGCCCCCAAACCCAGCGAGCTGCTGCGGCACCGAATCTGCGCGCAGGGTGACGCCCGCTTTCTCCAGCACCTTCACCAACGCGGAGGGACGCACGCGCGGCGTGTAGTCGACATACTCGAACCCGTCGCGGCCCTCATGGACGGTCACCTTGACGTCGAACCAGTGCATGTACCGCTGATACGGCATCCGCGAACCGCCCTGCACGATCACGCGGGCTTCGCGCAGGCGTGCGTACAGAGTGGTGCGCCCGATGCCGCCGATCTTCGCCACGGCTTCCATCGAAAGAAGGCCGTCGGCATCCATCAGACGCTCATAGGCAGCGACCTTCGGTGCGTCGAGGGCGGCCTGCGCCTCGAGCGCCTCGACTCGGCGGGCTTCAGCAGCCGCAAGCTCGAGGGCCTCCGCGAACGATGTCGGCAGTGCTGAGCCGTACGCGCCTGTCTTGCGGATGCTGGGCAACACCTCGTGCGTCACCCACCGCTTGAAAGAGCGCGCCTCTGACACCTGGCTTCCGAGCACAGCGCCGTAGAGTCCGGCCTCGCTGATGATCGTGAGGTTCTGCTGGCCGCCAGGGGTACTCACTGAGCGAGTACCCTTCTCGTCTTCGTCGAGGCGACGCGTCATGTTCGCCGCGTCGCGGTAGCCGAGGATGCGGGCCACGTCGCCCGCGACGAACCACGGCGCACCATCGACCATGACCGTGCGCACCTCGCGACCCTCGAACGCGAAGGCCTCGATGGCACTCACGCGGCACCCTCCGCGCTAACCCCGAGCGCCTTGTGAACATCTGCCTGGGCAAAGCGATAGTGGCCGCCGGGGAGTGTCATCGCGGGCTTCAGCTCGCCGCGCTCGACCCAGCGCCGAACGGTGGATGCGTCGACCCGCGCGAACTGCGCGACCTCATTCGTCGTGAGATAGATCACTTGCGATGTCAT